TGAAGGTGTGGTATAATTCTTTAGAAGAATGGTAAACATAAGAGAAAGGCGTGGGGATAAATGAAGGAAAATCAAAAGTTGGGTAAGATTACTAAGGGGGAGAAGGGGATTGAAATTGGAAACGACGTACTAATTTCCGTATTCGGAAAAATTCATGACGAATACGTTTACCGCGAAAACAACGGTAACATTATAATCACTCCTGTTTCTGATGAGTATGACGCTCGTATATTGTATAACAAGTATATCAACAGCACTTATAAGATAAAAAGTCGAACTGTTGATGGATTGCGTTTTACTACAATCAAGGACAATAACGGCATATTTCATGATGAGGCAAGTGTAATTACGAGAGAAGACACACCATCCAAAATTGCGGAGTGCATTGCATTATTACGGTTTCGCGGAATAAATAATGAACTCGAAAAGTTTGAAAAGTATATTGTGAAAGCATGAGAAGACGGACAGACAATATAAGGGGTAATAAAATTTCAGAGTTCTATTGTACTTGTTGCGGCAAGAGAACGATTCCGATTTATAGACGTGCTGGATGTGAACGCGAAAAGGGTCATCTGAAAAAGTTATATTGCTTAAATTGCAGAGCAGAGAAAAATTGCGTTGAAGTAGGCGCTAATTGGAATTACACTTTAGAAGATTTCAAGGCAGAATTTGATTCGGGAAATTTTACACGAGAGGGATTGAGAAAAGATGTCGGGTTCACTGCGAAAAGAAAAAATTCAGGGTTATAAAGTTAAACATACACTATATTCCATCGACGATGATAAAAAGCTATGGGTTGATTTAACTTTGATGAATAAAGCAAAACAGTATGACAGCGTTCCGATTTATCGGCTCGGTTTTAATGGCGAAATGATTTTTGATTCGTGGAGAAGCAAAAAGTGGTTGCAGGAAAATATATGAGGTGATTAGATATGAAATGGGTTACGGCTGCAATACTTGTAGGATATATAAATGACGGCTATAAGGTTGAACTAAAAAACGAAAGCAAACAGAGCACGGCAGAGTTCTTTTTTGTAGACGGAGTTTATAAACACATCATTGACGGAGAGACCAAAGTTTACAAGAATGAGGAAGCTATGAAAAACGGGCTTGAATTATGCTTGCATACGGGATATAAGATACAACCTCTTGGGATTAAAGAGTTTGCATATAAAAAGTAAAATTTCTAAAGGAGAATGTATTATGGATTATAAGACTTATGTTGGTAACTTGAAGAATGGTAAAGTGATGAGACTTGCAGATTTTGAATATGCTGTAAAGTTTTTTGGCATGGATGATGAAATGCTAACGGATTTCTGTTATATCTCTGTGCCCGATGATGATATTATCGGATTGCTTTTCGTAAATGATAAAGCGGCTGCATCACAGGCATATCGAAACCTCCATGATGTTTCTGCTTCTCTTGCTGGTAGGTGCATTGACATCATGGCACATGATATGGCAAAAATTCGCAGTGGTGCGACCGAATGAATGAAGATAAATATGTCTGGCATGGTTGCATTACACTGAAAAATGGAATAAATGAAGCCCCTTTTCTGGCCAATATACCGCCAGAAAAGCTTTTAATTGTGGAAACAAGCACAGGGGCATCTCCTGAGATATTGCTACAAGCTATCAAGCCAAGGTATATAGGAAGGGATGCAGCGCTTAGTTTTACTAAGGCAAATTTCAACGATTCGCCAGATAATCCGTGCTTTGTTTCACAATCTTTGCAAGAATGCCAAAAATGGTATGTTGCAAGAATGAACGCTTGTATCTGTGAGCTTGACAGAAGAATGGAGCATATTAAAAAGAATTATGAGATTGCACGTTCTGAATGTCAAAATAACGCACATGAAATTAGCAAAATGATGTAAAAAAAATAAGGGAAAGACTATGCGTAGATGTGTTTATAGTGGAACTGTGTTTGAATATTATATTATGTCAAGGAAACAAGCGGAAGAATATTCTTGCTATGTTCATAATACAGATTCAATAGTTATTAGCATAACCGACCCACTACACAATGAATGCGGGGGAACTTTTGCGAAAATTCATCCTAACGAGGAAAACAAAATTTGCGAGGTGCTTCGTTTTATGTTTGACGATGTTGAAAAAAGTAACGCAGAGGAATCGCCCATTCCATACATTTTGATTAGTGAGCAGAATGCGCAAGATATTTCAAACTTCGTTAAGAGATGGGCTGGTAAGGTTAAGCGCATTATTGTTCATTGTGAAGCTGGAATTAGTAGAAGTGCTGGATGTTGTGCTGCGATTATGAATTACTTTGAAAATACGGATGAACCAGTATTTAATGGACGTTTTTGTCCAAATATGACTGTTTATCGAACTGTTTTGAAGAAACTTTACGGAGAGTAATATATGAGAGAGAGACTATCGAGTTTTGGGGTTGAAGGTCATTGCGAAGATTGCGTTTATTTTAATGATGAAAGTTCAGAATGTGAGTGTGAAGATTCTGAAAACTGGTATGAAGAAGTCGATGAATTGGATACTTGCACACACTTTGAGGAAGCATGACCATGGATTTGATAGATACTAAAGTTAAGCTTTTGCAATTTGATGGCAAGGTAGTATATATTGTTGGAGATGGCTGTACTGGCTACTATTTTGTAGAGGCTACAAGTGAGATGCTGATAAAAGAAGCGCCAGTATCTCCTGACAAGACAATCGCTTATACTTTTGATTTTGCATTAAACAAACAAAACAAGATACAAATTTTTAGTCATAAATGATAAGAGGTGAAATGTTTGAGAAAATTAGCAAGTATTAAAACAATTTCTGAAATAGTTCCTATTGCGAATAGAGATAGAATTGTCCTTGCGATTATTGACGGTTGGCAGGTAATTGTTAAGAAGGATGAATTTAATGTAGGAGATAAGTGCGTTTATTGTGAAATTGATTCTGTAATGCCTGACAAGCCAGAGTTTGAGTTTCTAAAGAAAAACGACTTTAGGATTAAAACAATGAAAATGGCAGGAGTTATATCTCAGGGTATTTGTTTTCCTCTTTCTATCCTTCCCAAAGGAGAATACAATGTCGGGGACGATGTGACAAGCATCATAGGTGTAAAGCAATACGAAGAAACGATGGATATTGAAAAGCCAGAAAGAAAACCAACGGCTAAGAAGAAATATCCGAAATTTTTGATGAGATTTGCATGGTTTAGAAAGCTTGTCCTTCCAAAGCCAGTGGATGATACGTTCCCGATACAATATATTAGCAAATCCGACCAAGAAAGAATCCAAAATTTACCGAATATCGTAAAGGATAAAGGTAAATGGGATTGCACAGAAAAAGTAGATGGAAGTTCAGCAAGCTATCTTCTCGTGAGAAAGAAGAAAAAGAACTTTTTTGATAGTGAATCATACGAGTTTATCGTGTGTAGTCGCAACAAAAAGATTCCCATCAAAGACAATTCTTCTTATTGGAAGGTAGCAGAAAAATTTCATATTAAGCAAGTTCTTGAATTTTTGATTCATGATGATGATTGGATAGCAATTCAAGGAGAAGTCCTTGGCCCCGGTATTCAGAAAAACAAATATAGATTTAAGGACTATGAATTTCGAGTGTTTGATATGTACAGACAGAAAATCGGCGGTAAAGTTGATTTCCGTACTATGAAAACGCAAGTAGAAGCTGCTGGTTTGAAAACAGTTCCTCTTGTGGAGACTGATTATGTTCTGCCAGACACAGTTGATGATGTTTTGAAATATGCTCATGCACGTTCCGTTGAAGCAAATATTTGGCGAGAAGGAATTGTTTTTAGAAAAGTCGGTGACGGAAACAAATCCTTCAAGGCGGTTGACCCTGAGTTTTTGTTGAAGTATGATGAGTGAGGAAATTTATGGCATATTTATCCAAAAGGAAAGGGAGCGCGTTCATCTATTGGGGATGCACAGCCTGTGAAGATTGTTTTTATCTTGATAAACCAGAAAGAGTAAACTACTGTCCTCATTGCGGAGAGAAAATCGAGAACCCAAATGGTGAGCCATGCCCTCTTGATGTTGACTATCGAGAGCAAGATGAGAAAAGTTGACAAAAATGATATTTTGTGCTAAAATATATAACGTATCTACGTTAATAAATAGAGCCAAAATATAGGGTTTTGAGAAATTTTCTAAAAATACTTGACAAATCTAAATGGGTGTGTTATAATTTACTCGTGAAGTTTGAGACACAAACTGCAAAACGATAAAATTTATAACAAGGAGTGTCTAATATGGCAAATTTGTTTACCAACGCTGTTCGTGAAGCGACCGATGTTTCGCATACTACTAATGGCGCGTATGCGCACAAGTCTACTAAGAGTGACCTCTTAGATATGTTTTCCTGCCTTGGTGCATTGCGTTCTCGTATTGGCGATGTAGACGATATGTTCGCTCGTGCGTTTCGTGAGAATCCCGAACTCGCTACGAAGATGGCGTTTTATGGGCGTGATATTCGTGGTGGCTTGCAGGAACGCGCGGTTCCGCGAATGATTTTCAGGTGGTTGGCAATCCACGAGCCTGTTACTATGAAGGCCAACATGAAATACATTTCCGAGTATGGTCGTTACGACGATTTGTATGAGTTCGTTGGCACACCGTGCGAAAACTATATGTGGAACGAAGTTTTTATTCCTCAATTCAAGCAGGATATGAAGAATTATCGTGCGGGAAAGCCGATTTCTTTGCTTGCAAAGTGGGCAAAGTCCACCAATACTTCTTCTAAGGAAAGCTGCCGTCTTGGGCGTTTAACTGCCGAAAAGCTTGGCATGACTACTAAGCAGTATCAAAAGACGCTTTCGCTGTTGCGCGAATACATTCGTGTACCTGAGCATCTCATGTCTGCTGATAGATGGGGCGAGATTCCTTATGAGAATGTTCCGTCTAATGCTATGACTAAGTATTGTCATGCGTTTGGCCGTCATGATTATGAACGCTTCAATGAGTATATCAATCAGGTGAAGTCAGGAGAGAAGAAAATCAACGCTTCTACTTTGTTCCCCTATGATATTGTCCACAAATATTCTGTTGGAAGTTTGTGGTCTTGGAGAGTTTCTGGTGAAGGCAAGAACGATGTTCTTGAAGCTCAGTGGAAGGCTTTGCCAAATTATCTTGACGGGGAAAACAATGTTCTTGTGATGGCTGATACGTCTGGTTCGATGTACGGAGAACCTATCGAAGTAGCGCTTTCTCTTGCGATTTATTTTGCGGAGCGCAATAAAGGAGATTGGCATAACCTGTTTATGACGTTTGAGAGCAATCCACATTGGGTTGAACTCCGTGACGGTTCTCTTATTAACAATCTCGGTATTGCATACAAGGCCGATTGGGGTGGAAGCACTTCGTTGGATGCAGCTTTCAATCTCGTTCTCGATACCGCAATTAAGAACCATGTTGAAGCCAAGGATATGCCAAAAGCAATCGTTGTTATCACCGATATGGGAATCAATGTTTGTTGCCATGGAAATAATAAGACGATTGTTGATACAATGAAGTTGAAGTATGCTGCTCATGGATATGAGCTTCCCAATATCGTATTCTGGACTGTTGGACGTTTCGGCGGTGATGCCTACCAGAATCGTTACAACACTGAAAATGTTCAGTGCTTCTCTGGTGCTGCTGCTTCTACGTTCCGTTCTGTTATGGAAGCTATTGGTATGAACTCTTACGAGGCCATGCTAAAAACTTTGAATAACAAGCGCTACGAGCCGATTCATTATGTTGCGGCGTGATTTCGGCAGTCGATACTCTTACAGCAATTTCTAAGTTAAACAGAGAAAGCTTACGGGTATTGGTTTATATAAAGAGCGGGGAACCGCTCATACATATTGGTGGATTATGAGCAGAAGAAAAAATTATCATGATGTAAATTATATAGTTTGGAGTAAACCGAATCTTAAGACCAAGAAGCGCAAACGTGTTGTAATTGCTCATAGTACAGAAGCAACGCGCTTATTTTTAGAAATAGTCTGCGATGAACATCCCAATATAACGGAAAACGAATTATTTGAATTACTAAAAGATAGGAGAAGATATATTCAAAACCCAGAAGCAATACAAGTTGTTCAGGCACACATTGACAAAGGATATGGAAATTTTATAGCAGATTATAAGCCAGAACAAATAGAGTTTTTAGAAGAATATAATAAATTCGGAAATAGAAAATATCGGTCTATTCTAAGAGAGTACAGAGAAAAGGAGAGCGTATAACATGAAAAAGGTTCTTAGTTCAATAAACAGAGAAAGCGGAGTAGAACTATCGTTTGGCATTAACGAAACCAAACTTAACGGAGAGGAAGTTCAGCGATTTTATTTTAAGACTATCGCTGGTGATGGCAAAGAAACATACTTCGACTTTGAAAATAAGGACGATGCTGCGAATTACATTGAAAATGCTCGTCGTATGTTAGAGGGTTGAGAGAAAACCCATAAAAAATATGTAAAACCCTCTTGACAAAAGGTGCATTTTGTGGTACAATAATGTTGTCAAAGGGGAGCGGCTAAATCCTAAGACATATATTGAATCGACTATATTTATTTTCATTTAGATTTTCGCCGATTCTCTGTTGTTATAAAGACGCTTACAGCAATTAAAGAAACATCAGACAGTTAATCTGACAACGTTTTTTGCGTCTTGTGTTTGCGGAACACGCCAATATGGTATCGGCGCACTCCTTATAAGGGTGAGATAGTAGCGTTCGAGTCGCACGTTCCGTACCAAGCTATCCCAAAATGTGAGGACAAACGGTAATCTGATTGTTATGCCATTAGCAATTATAGTTCAAGAACAAATTGGAATAGCATACATACATGACATATTTGTGACTACAGTTCTCAATCTTTTTGCTTTATTGTAAAATTGAATCATCATGTTTAAGGTTTTTTCATTCTCTACTGAATAATAGTTCGCAATCTCTGTTATGTTTTGATATATAGGGGTAGGGAAGTAGACAAACCCGACTGTCCAACATATGAGCCGTTCGATAATAACCGTCTTTCTTTATTTCTGGTTTTAAAAACCTTTTTTGGTAAAAGCTGTATGCTCTGCCTTTATCAGTAAACAAGTAGTTCGGATACTTATCGGCTCTGACAGCAATTTCTATATGGGCCAAAACAGTTGCTTAATGCTACGATAGTGCAAATCTATCCCCCTATGCCAATTCCTAAAGCCGACTGTGTACGAGGGCTATAAGATGTCCTGTCGGCAGGGCGCATTCCTGCGAAATGGGAAGACTAACCGAATCTGCAAGCAAAGGTGACAGCAGGATAGACTGTCTTTGTCTGTACCGCACTGTTGTATGGTGTTGCGATGCCGCTCAACAGATGTGAGCAACGCAGACAAAGTTTATATGCGGGATTCGTATAACGGCAAGTACGGCTGACTTCCAATCAGCAAATGACGGTTCGATTCCGTTATTCCGCTCCACACGAGAAATGGTGCAACGGATAGCACGCTGCTTGACAAAAAGCTATCTTTTATTGGTAGATGCAGCAATCTATAATGTCTCAGGAGGCAGCGATAGTAGTTCGACTCTACTTTTCTCGTCTATACATACTTCAAGTAATTTTCCTTGAAGTGGTTGCTATTACAATGCAACTTTTGCCGTCGTGTTGTGTGCTTAAACATAGCGGCTCCTTTCTGGGAGGACTGTAAAGACAGCTCGTTGCGGTCACACCGCGATTCTCCCACCAAGCCACACTTAGCTCAGTCGGTAGAGCAACGATAAAAATGCGTCGAATTGGCGCAATCAGCAATTTATAATTGTTTAGGCTTGTAACCCGTGGGTCGGCGGTTCGAGTCCGTCAGTGTGGCCCTACATAATGAAGTATTATAAAGACGCTTACAGCAATTAAAAAGATGCAGCTATGGAAGCACATTCTAATAGCGTCTGTTTTGGGGTCATAGCATAACGGATAGTGCAAAAGACTTCTAATCTTTGAATCGAAGTTCGATTCTTCGTGGCCCTATTGAAAAGCTGGCAAAGGCCAGCTAATTTTTTAGGCAGAACTAAATAGTATTAAAATATAAATTGGTGATTAAGATGAATACTATTGTTATAGCGGCTTTCCCATTATGCGGAAAAACTTGGTGCCATGACTATTCATGTACACTTGATAGAACGTCTTTGGATTTGGATAGTGAAAAATATCGTTGGAAAACTATATATGTTAATTTTACACCACCTTCTAAAATAGAAGACCCTGATTTCCCAGAAAACTATATTCAGAAAATAAAAGACAATATCGGAAAATACGATTATATTTTTATAAACACCGATGAAGGTGTGCTCGAAGCAATGGATAAAGAGAATATGGATTATGTTTTAGTATACCCAGAAAGAAAATTGATTGAAGAATGGGTCGGAAGATGTTGGATTAGAAAAAAGAAGCGCGGCGGCTTATTTGAGACAGAAGAACTTTATACAATGTGGAAAGCATGGATTGACTGCTTGGAGAAACGCTCTAAAGAGCATAAAACTTACAGATTAAAGGCAGGGCAACACTTGGCTAACGTCATTTTCAAAATTGAGAAAGACATGGAGGTAAAGCATGAACTTAATTCAGACAAATAAAAAGAAAGTCTACAACGTTCTTGATGTTTCAAAATATCAGGGCAATGTTGACTATGAAAAAGTAAAGGCGAGCGGTAATGTCGATTTTGTTATTGCGCGTTCCGTTTCAACTTCTAAAGGAGAAAAGTATATTGACCCAAAGTGGGAACGAAATTATTCAGAATGTAAGCGAATGGGGCTTCCTATTGGAACATACTTTTATAGTGTTGCAAAAAACTGGGAGGAATTTAGCGGAGAGATTGATTTATGCTTTGAAGCGCTAAATTCTAAAACATTAGAATTGCCTCTCGCTATGGATATAGAATCCGAAAGTTGTGCTTCTATTGGGAAAGACGGATTGACAGCGATGATTTTGCAGGGCAAATCAAAGATAGAAGACAAGTGCTTTTATCCGATGTTGTATTCTGGATTGAATTATTCACAGAATTACATCGACATGAATAAAATTGAAGAAGCTGGACTTGATTTTTGGCTTGCAGCATATCGCAAGACAGAACCCGATTTGGAACATACGATGTGGCAATATACATCACAGGGAAGTGTTGAAGGTGTTTCTGGGGATTGCGATTTGAGTTATTGCTATACAAATTATCCGCAAATCGTAAGATGGATGACCGCTGTGTATCAAATCAAAAGAATATTTAATGGATTATGATTATGAATGAGAACGCTTTTCCAAATGAGAATGTTTTACTAAGTGATGAAATAAAAGGCGAGTTTATAAATCTTTGGATAGCAAATGATTGCTTTCCTTATGTTTTAGGAAATAACGTATTGTTTGATACGGAATTATTTCTTCGAGTCATGGAACTAACCGTCAAAAAGGTCAAAGAGGAAGACGAAAGAAATAACTCGTTTCATATACGATATTCTTGGACTTATAGGGGAGAGATTATTTTTATTTGCGATTCAAAGACAGCGATTCCGAATTATGACTTGCCCACATTGACTGCGTTTGTAACTGTTATATTCAATAGAGTTCTAAGAGATGAAGTTACGAGTTATTTTGCTATGTATACAGAGAACTCTGATAAGACACAAAGGTATACAGATTATCAGAATGCAATAAATAGCGATTTGTATTTTGTAGGAACTGCGGATATTTTAAGTCTAAATGCAATTATAGCAAGAATGGTAAGCGAAGAAAAAGTGTTGTACAATGACACATATAAGTGGCTTGAACAAACGCATGATAAAGAATATATAAACAATGTTGAAATCAAAAAACCACAGGTACTTTATGGGACTGGATTTGCTTGTAATTATTTTGCCCACCATGAGGAAAAAAAGTTTTGGAGTTCTGAATTTGAAAAGTATCTGAAAGGAAGTTTACAATGAGATTTTTCGCGGAGTTCGATGGAGATAAAAAGGTTTATGAGAAAGCCATAATAAGGGATATGCCAATAATAAACAATGCGATAGCGAATACGACGAAGGAGTTGGCGAGAGAAAACCGTTTTGTATGGGGTATGGGTACAAGTATATATGTGTATTCTAATAACCCACATTTTGGGTGCTATCGCTATGACGATTTGCTAAACTACACAAGTTGTGTTACATTGTGGTTTAATAAGTGGTTGAATTTTCTATCACGCAAGAACGATATTTGCGATTGTGTCATAAGAAATGTTGGCTTTACTTTTAGAGCGGATATGATGGACGAATCAAAAGATATTCCTTTTGAAAGAAGGGCAAAATTTATAATCGCATCACAGGCTTCTGAGAACGCCTTTTATAAGGAAAACAAACCTTTATTTAGAACAGATTACCCTAAATATCAATCCTCAACCGTGAATGGGAATTTGTATTTGGATGGAAAAGTGTGTATGTGCCCAATTTTTGATGAACAAAGTCTCAAAAATTTTATGGAACCCGCTTGACATTTTGGGAGACAAATGGTATACTATAAACACGATAAGCATTTTAATAATATAAAAATATAATTTAAGGAGTAAAGTTATGAAAATCGTTAGTTATCCCGACCACCGTTGTACGGTAGCTATTGGCAGCTTTAGCACAAAGTCTTTTTGCGGTGATACCGATTTGATGTATTCTCGAAAGATTAAGGCTTCGACTGTTTGTCATCCTGATGACACTTACGATGAAAAGCTTGGCGTTGAAATTGCAAAGCGCAAGTATGCAATTAAGGAACGCAGAGTAAAGCGTGATTACCATGAGTCTCAGATGAGGGAATATATGGCAAAAGCAGAGCGTTATAAGCATCTCGTTGAAGAAGAAAAGAAGATTATTTCCAATCATGATGTAAAGATTGCTGAAATGCAGAGCAACTTGGAAAAATTTATTGGTGACAGCCTCTGCTGTTCTGACCCAAGCCAGAGCTAAAAGCGATGGGCAAGAGAGTTCCTGCGGAAGAACGGATAGGAGAACAATCTGTAAGCAACAAACAACGGCTAAAAATGACAGTTATTGCTTACAGAAATGCTGCTGATATTGACGTTAAGTTTGAAAATGGAAATGTCAGGCACGGTGTTTCCTATGAGGCATTTCAGAAAGGCGAAGTTCAAGATTTGTATTTTAGAAGCCCCAGACATGGTGGATATATGGGTGAAGGAGAGTTCACAAAACGAAACGGCCCGTATTCGGTCTGGAATGGGATGATGGAAAGGTGCTATTTTCCAAAAGAAAGTGAGACACTTGCTTATGCAGGATGTGTTGTTTGCGAGGAGTGGCATTGTTATCAGAACTTTGCCAAGTGGTATTCTGAAAATTACTATACTGTTGAAAATGAGCCGATGAACATAGATAAAGATTTGCTGGTTCATGGAAACAGGGAATATTCACCAGAAAAATGTTTGATAGTGCCGCAAATGATAAATTCTTTTATTATAAAGCCAACACACAGAAAACAGGATGTTCCAATAGGAGTTGTAAAAAGAAAATATTCTTATGAAGCAAAGCTTAGATGGTATGGGGAGTATGTCTATATAGGAAACTATGACACACCAGATAAAGCGTTTGCTGCTTATAAGCAGGAAAAAGAAAACAGGATAAAAATGCTTGCAGACATATATAGAGATAAGATACCTAATAAGGTATATGAAGCGCTTATAAATTATAGAGTTTCGATAACTGATTAAGGAGTGATTACATGGCTTTCCAAAAAGCTGTTAGAGAAAAATTGTGGGCCAAGGTTTTACTTGCAGGGCCAAGTGGGAGCGGTAAGACTTATTCGGCCTTGCGACTTGCAAAAGGTCTAAGCCAAAAAACTGGTGGAGCTGGCGTGGCATATATTGATACCGAAGCTGGACGTGCAAATTATTATGCAGACCAGTTCGATTTTGACACAATGATTTTGCAGGAGCCTTATACACCAGAAAAGTATATTGATGCGATTGATGAAGCTGTTGCTGCTGGGTACAAAGTTGTCTGTATAGACAGTCTGACACATGAATGGTTGTTTTTGAATGAAACTCATAGTAAAATGCCCGGGAACAGCTTTCAAACGTGGGGGCCGCTAAAGGCACGTCATAAGCTACTAATGGAAAAAATCTTGCAAGCTCCGATTCACATTATTGCAACTGCTCGTGGCAAGGATGCTTATGTGCTTGAAACGAACGAAAAGGGTAAACAAACGCCCAAAAAAGTCGGTGAGGGAATCGACGGAGACAAGCAACTTGAATATAATTATACTTGTACTTTCCAGCTTTCTCAAGATACCCATGTGGCAAGCGTGACAAAAGATAACACTCATATCTTTGAAGGAAGATTTGATAAGCTGACAGAAAATGATGGTGTTCTTCTTTACAACTGGTGTAATAGCGGAGCAACGCCCAAGCCTCGAATGACTACCGTGGACGAGAATAAGGCTTCCACTTCCAACCTCACCCCAGAAGCGCCAATCGAGCTTAGTTATCCAAGCGAACTTCCTGATGCTATCGCAAATATTGGGAGACTTGCAAAGCAGCTCGCGGCTAATGGCGTAACAAGAAATGAGATTTCAAGCGCGATTTCTAAGTTTAACATTGTGGATGGAAAGCCAAGCGCAAATTATAACGCAATTACTGAAATTGATGTAGCAAGGAATGTTCTTGATGCGCTTTCGAGCATTTCAAAGTAAATAAATAGGAGAAAATAATATATGAATAGTAATAATACTGTTATAGTAATGGGGCGTTTGGTTCGCGACCCCGAAATCACTACCGCAAATACTGGTATGTCGATTATGAATTTTAGTATCGCGCAAAATCGCGCCAAGAAAGATGCAAGCGGAGCGGACGTGACTGATTACTTCCGCTGTGTGGCGTTTGGAAAGACGGCAGAGCATATCGCGAAGTGGTTTCATAAGGGCGAGCGTATTCTTGTTGGAGGCCATTTGCAAATGTCAACATATAATGACGCGAAGAATCCAAACGCAGATGGAACGCCTCGACGTGTTGAACGGACTGAAATTATTGTTGATAATGTAAATTTCGTTGAGCCATCTAACAAGAGCGGAACGGCTACTTCGGCAGCTACTCCTAATGTATCGGCTCCTTCGTATAGCCGTAACACAAACTACACGCCTGTGGACGATGCGTCAGATTTGCCGTTCTAAATAATATATAACACCTCAAAACAACATTGATGTATTTCATGCGCCGACACTCTTATACTCATACTCCTATCGGTGCATGATTTATAAAAATAAAAGTCAGTGCGTTTGCACTGGCCAACTAATATTCTAAAATAAAAAAGCTGGATGGGGTGGGGTGAAAGCCCCACCTTGTTTTCATATAAAGAGGTGAGATAATGAAGTGAATAGCTATTCTTATAGCAGATTAAAAGCATTTAAGCAGTGTCCTTATTGCTATTGGTTGCATTATCTAAATCGTTCGATGAAAGATAAAGAACAAGGGCATGGGGTAAGCGAATTTGGAACCTTATGCCATGAAGTTCTTGAAAAATATGGTCGTGGAGAACTTGCAGAATGGGAATTACTTGATGAATACAAAGAACTATATCCGCAAATAGTAGTTGATGATTCTGTACTTTGGATGAGTGAAGATTTTACAAAAGATATGGGGCCGAAATACTATGAGGACGGAGAAAAGTTTTTTACTGGATTTGGCGGCTTTGATTTCAACTTCGTCGAAGTAGAATTGCCATTTGAAGTACAATACCATGATTTTTTGTTAAACGGAAGAATAGACTGCATAGCAGAAGATTATAATGAGAAAAAGTTGCTCATTGATTACAAGTCAAAGGGAAATTGGAAAAATAAAGCCGAAAGACTTGAATATGAAAAACAATTATATATATATGCTTATGCTCTAAAGAAGATACACGGATACTACCCTGATAAAATGGCGTTTTTTCATTTTAGAACAAATAAATGGACATGGACGAATTTTGATGAAGTGAAGTTGGATTTAACTTTGAAATGGGCTGAAAAAACCGTTAAAGAAATAGAAGCGGCCAAAACCTATCCTGCGATTGTAAAAACCAATGAAGGTAAATTTGATTTTTATTGCTGGAATTTTTGTCCATATAGGGATTGCTGTAAATACAAAATGGAAATGCAAGGAGCGTAATTATGAAAATTTACACTATGTGTTATAGATGTCGTAAAATGATTACGATTGACAACGATTGTAAAATAGATGTTATAGTTCCAGGAAGAACTAAAGGGCTGAATCTCGAAGATATAGAACTTGACGATGAAATTGTGCTATGCCCTAATTGCAAGTTACAATTTGAGAAATGGCTTGATTTAAGAGGCGATAGTTGTGTAAGCGATAAGGTTTGTGATTAAATAAAAAGGGGGATTATATGTCCGACCTTTACGAAAAGATAAAAGAAGCCAAAGAAGCTCTTGGTAACAAACAAGCTGAGATAATTGCGGAAGGATACCCCTTAGAAGCATGGGATGAGTCCAAAGGCTCTGCTAAAAGTATATTTAATCCCAACGACAATACTCCATCCATGATGTGGAACAAAAAAGAGTATTATTTCAAAGATTTTTCAACGGGAAAGACCTATGGAATAATAGATTTTTATATGCAAAAGTATGGAGACACGTTTACTAAGGCTGCTAAAAGACTATTTCAAGAGGCTAACATTGAGTATTCGTCTGACCTGTTGGATTTCTCTCAAACACAAGAGAATAAGGACTTTTTTAGAAATTATAGATACCCGCGAGAAGAACCACAGGCGAATGATGCTGTAATCGAATATATGGCTAAACGTGGAATATCAGAGGAAACGTGTAGATATGTTGGGTTGGGCGTTGGATATAATAATGCTGTTGCTTATCAGTTTAGAAATCATGACGGAAAGATTGTCCAAGTAAAATATAGACCATCTCATGCAATTAGAAAAGGAGAATCAAAATATTATTATCAAAGAGATGCCGATAGTTGCCCTATTCTTTTTAACATCGACAAAATTGATATAACAAAAACTCTTTGTATTTGCGAGGGAATGAATGACGCGATGGCAATTATAGAGGCTGGGTTTGTCAATGTTGTCAGTATTCCAAGTGGAGCAGAAGATGATAATTGGATAAATTTCAATTATGAATTTTTAGACCAATTTGAAGATATTGTACTATGGTATGACAATGACAACGCTGGTGAAATCGGCATAAAGAAAGTAATCCCTCGTTTGGGGGAATATCGCGTTAGAATTGCAAAACCAACAGAAGAAGACGAAGCTGCCGTTGAAAAATATTATAAGGATATTACTAAAAAAGACAATCTAAGTATTAGGAAAACGGATGCCAATAATGTGCTTCTCGGTTGTGGTAAGGCAAGAGTTTTGGCGATTATCAATCAGGCAGAAGAAGTACCGTTGGAATCCGTTGTAGACCTTATGGATGCGGAGCCATTTGATATAAGTACAGTAAACTATATTCCGAGCGGAATATCATCTCTTGACAGAGAGATATATGGTTATATAAATGGCACTTTTTCGATTTTTACAGCATATGCAGGATGTGGGAAAACGACACTTTTATCGCAATCGTGTGTCTTGGAGACAATAGATAAGGGAGAACCAGTATTTTGGTACAACGCTGAAAGCAGCACTGCAAGTATGCTTTCTTGGATTTTACAACAGGCTGCTTCAAGAAAACACTGCGTCGAGTATACTAATGCCAACGGGTTCAAGTATTATAAGCCAACGCCACAAGCAACAGAAGCTATAAAAAAGTATTATGCCAAGAAAATATACGTTTATGATAATTTGTTGCTTAGTAGTCCAGACCAAGTTCTTGAAAAGATGAAATCAATTTATAGAAAAAGAGGCGTAAAAGTTTTCATTCTTGATAATTGGATGTGTCTAAACTTTAGGGGCGTTTCTGAAACTGATATAGCTGGCGTACAAGTTGAGTTTCTAAATAAATTGATACATTTTACAAAACAGAATGGGATGATTGTTTCCCTTGTGGCCCACCCTAAAAAGCCTTCAATACAAGAGCCATTAAATATGTATAGTCTTCTTGGGTCAAGTAACATCACAAACCTTGCGGATAGAATATACGGACTTGAAAAGATAATATCGCCAGAACTAAGAGACCAAGGATACGATAGGCAACTGACTGTATTCAAAGATAGAGTTCTTGGAGTTCAGGGCGCAAAAGTTGGTTTAAGATATGATAGAGTGACAAGAAGGTTATATTCCGATTCTGATGATAGAGATAAATCTTATTCATGGGATGATGGCTCGATAAAGTATAGCAGTCCGAATTTTGGCTCAAACGGTATTCTTGTCGGAGATAGAATCTTGGATTTTGATAAAAAAAATGAGAACGACGTACCATATTAAACGGGCTTTGCCCGTGTACATAAAAAGGAGGTAAAGTATGATGAATTATGTGCAAACTCATATTCATTCTGATATTTCATTATTAGATTCATGTACGAAGTTTCAAGATTATGTACAACGCGCTGTGGAGTTGGGGCAAACAGCTATTGCAAGTACAGAACATGGTGTGATTTATAATTGGGTAGAAAAAAAGAACGTTTGCAATGCTGCGGGATTAAAGTACATTCATGGAGTGGAATGTTATTTAACTGAAAAACTAAAACATACGAGGTTGGATGGCTCTACTTTTAAGATTAGGGACAATTACCATACAATTCTCTTGGCAAAAAATCAAGAGGGAATAAAAGAATTAAATTCTATTGTATCTAAATCCTCTTTAGACTCGCACTTTTATTATAAACCGCGAATTAGTTTTGATGAGTTTTTGCAGTTATCCGACAATATAATTACTACATCTGCGTGTTTAGCATCAAGTATTAACCTTGATAATTTTAATAAAACGGGGCAAGAAATACTTGAGCAATGTGGTGAAAATGCTTATAGAGAACATCTTGCATGGTATGAAAAGCTGTGCCAAAGATATGATTTTTTTGAGGTTCAGCCACATTATATGAGCCAAGAACAAGCGGCTTTTAATGAATATTTGCTTTCACTTGCAAAAAAATATCAAAAGCCAATTATTTGTGGTTGTGATGTACACAGTATCAATAATTATAAGGCTGAGTGCCGCAAAATATTCAAAGAGTATAAAAAAATTGAATATTTATCAGAAGATGATTTCGATTTAACATATCATAGTTATGATGAAATTTATGATATGTTCAAACGACAAAACGTGTTGTCGGACGCACAAATTGAAGAAGCGTTGCATAACACATTGGTTGTTGCAGATTCCGTTAATGACCCCGACCTTGACAGAACAACAAAATATCCAGACATGGGCGATGGAGCAGAGGATAAATTCGTTAATCGTGTTTGGTCTATGTTTAATAAAAAAATAGACGACGGCGTTATTCCAACATCGCAAAAAGCGGCTTTTGAAACAAAGCTTGATGAAGAAATTCGTGTGTTTAAGAAAGTAAATATGTGTACTTTTATGCTATCAATGTCGGAAATTATTGGGTGGTGCAAAGCCAACGGAATTGCAGTTGGGCCAAGTCGAGGAAGTTGCGGAGGCTCTTGCGTGGCGTATGTTACTGACATAACGGACTTGAATCCCGTCCGATGGAACACTGTGTTTTCACGCTTTTGCAATGAAAACAGGGTCGAAATTGGAGACATTGATGTTGATATTTACGAAGATGATAGGCCGATTGTATATCAACATATAATTGATACATTTGGCAAAGAGAAAACGGCTTATGTTCTTGCCCTTGGCACAATAGCAGAAAAAGGAACCATTGATGTTATTGGTGGAGCATTGGCAAAAAGATGGGAGAAAGACCATCCAGATGACGAGCAAAATCCATATTCTTTAAGTATTATTGCTAAAATAAAAAAGGAATATGATAACAACCCTAAAGGCTGCAAAGAAAAATATCCTGATATTTTTTATTATTTTGAAGGGTTGGTTGGGACGTACCAGTCGCAATCTATGCACCCCGCTGGCATGATAATTTCCCCTGTTACTTTAGCTGATAATTATGGCACTTTTGTAAAAGACGATATGCAAATACTTTGTCTTGATATGGACAATTCGCATGATGTTGGATTGGCAAAATATGATATTCTTGGGTAAAACTTTGCCCAAGTAAAACGGGGTTATATGCTGGGAAGTCCTTAGAGCTTTTGGAGCCAAAGTGCAAAAGACCAAAAGATTGGATAATCAGCAGGGAAGCGTAAGCGCCCTCAACGACTATGAGAATATCTCAATTATATTTAAGCGATTATATATAATAACCCCCGTAAAGCAAAAGCTGAATGATATAGTCTGGACTTCTATCGAAAGGTAGAGAGCCAAGCAGAAATGACTTGGCAACTGCGTTATAAATTACTTGTAGTGGAGGTGGTCTTATAAGTAAAAAGAAAATTACAAAAGAAGTGTTTGTTAATGAAATTAGAAGGCTCTATAATATATACGGAAATGTTAATGTGCATATTTGGAATGAACATAGTGAAATTGAAGGGAACTTCCAATGTTATTGCCATCGTTTTGGTGGACTCCGTAATATAATGAATGAGTTAGGATTACAGCATTTACAATACAATCAGAAGACCAAGGAAGAAATCATTCGCTGCTGTCATATTGCATTAGAAAAAGAGGGCAAGTTAAGAAGCGAAATACTTGATAAATATGGAGTATCGGGCTGTGTTGTCAAAAGACTGTTTGGCTCATATCAAAATATGTATAAAGAAATTGGATACGAGAGCGGCTTTCATCGGAATGTTGAATTTAATGATGTAGAACAAGATATACTTAAAGTTACTCGTGAACACAATAGTATATCAAGTCTAACATATAGAAAATACGGTAAATATTCGACTACAATCACTGATAGATTCGGTGGGTGGTGCGCGGTGCTACGCAGAATTGGAATAGAACCAATAGAGCCTAAAGTTGGGAAAGAAGAAATCGACAAACAAATTTATGATGTAATTAACGAGTATGGGTATTTATCAAATAACTTGATAGAAAATAATTGTTCGTTTTCGTTGCAAGCGCTAATGTGGTATTACGGAAGCGTTGATAAACTTGCAAAACATTATAATACAGAGTATTATTCCAGTGTTAGAATGAGCAGTGGAGCCAAAACCGTTTATCAAAAGTTAGTTGATAAGTATGGAGAAGATAATGTTGAAACAGAAAAAACTTGGCCGTGGTTGCGAAATATAACAGGAAAACATTTGTATTGCGATTTTTATATACCTCAAATCAATACTGCTATAGAGTATGATGGAGAGCAACACTTCAAGTTTGTTCCAACGATACACAAAACGCAAGAGGCATTTGACGCATTAGTAGCAAGAGATATGTTGAAGAATAAATTGCTACGGGAGAATGGTGTGGCACTTATTAGGATACCATACTCAACGAAAATCGAAAATAGCTTGTTTGATAACTTGTAAAATAACGCAGTTTAACAAAATCGTAAGAAACATTGGAATTATAAAGAAATGCACGGAATATATTGGAACTCATTTTCCAAAGTCTCATGAGATTGACTGGAATGATACAGAGGTTTGGGACAGTATAAAAAAATCTCCAATAGGAATTTTTCAATTTGAAGAAAGTTTTGCCTTTTCCTTGTTAAAGAAATTTGGGACAAATTCGATAGAAGATATGTCGCTTGTTACTGCTTGTATTAGACCGTCTGGTGCAAGTTACCGCGATAATTTAATAGCAAGAATCCCGCATAAAAACCCATCTAAAATTATTGATGATATGCTAAAAGATAATTTGGGTTATCTTGTATATCAAGAAGATACAATTAAATTTTTGCAAGATATTTGTGGATTTAGTGGGAGCGAAGCGGATACGGTTCGACGCGCAATCGGTCACAAAGATGCGAAAAAATTGCAAGAAGCAATCCCCAAAATCCTTGACGGGTATTGTACGAAATCCGATAAGCCTCGTGAAATAGCAGAGCAAGAAGCTAAAGAATTTCTACAAATTATTGAAGATAGTTCATCTTATCAGTTTGGCTATAATCACAGTATAGGTTATTGTTTGCTTGGATATTTGTGCGGATATTATAGGCATTACTATCCATTAGAATTTCTCACGGCTTTTTTTAATTGCTCGAAGACAGAAGAAGATTTCGTCAATGGAGATATTCTTGCAAACGAATTGAAAATTAAAATTCTTCCACCGCGTTTTCGCCACTCAAAGGCCGAATATTTTTATGATAAGGAATTAAACGCTATTTATAAAGGAGTAGGCTCAGTAAAATACCTAAATGGAGCTGTGGCAAATGAGTTGTATAATCTAAAAGATAATGCTTACACAACGTTTGCTGGTTGTCTTATGGATATTTATCATAAAACAACTATTGACTCTCGACAGTTGGATATTCTTGTAAAATTAGATTATTTTAAGGAATTTGGAACACAGAGAGAACTGCTGCAAATTATAAAAGTGTTTAACGAATTTAGGGCTGGCGAAGCCAAACCAGTCAAAAGCATAAAAAAAGACAAGTTTAACAATGATGATATTATGACCGCAATTATTTCTCGCCATGCAATAGGAACGACAAAGGCAGGGAAAGAATCAAAAAACTGGACAATAACAAATTTGGACGGTTTGATTGACGAGTGCGAAGCATATTTACGTCTTCTTAACTTGCCCGATTTACCAATAAAAGACCAAATTGCAAACCAGTTGAAATACACAGGAAATATTTCAATAGTGACAGGAGCGCAAAAAGATAGACCAAGAATTATAATAATAGATAAACGTATATTAAAATCAAAGGAAAGCAACCAGCCTTGGGCTTGTGCCATAACAGGGCAGTCCATCGGAAGCGGAAAGCGTTCTGAGTATACAATACCTTATGAATTATACAAACGCCAGCCTTTTAAGAATAGTGAAGATGACATTAGCATTATCCGCATATTAGATTGGTACAAAAACAAAAAAGGATATTTTTGTATAAAAAAGTACGAACTTGAAATATGAAATTTGATAAAAGACTGGACAAATGTCAATATTTGTGGTATAATATAACAAACAATGCGGGTTTGACCCGCTTACATAGCCTGAAAAGGCATATAAAAATAACATAACAACGTAAATAAAAATGTCACAAAAGGAGAATTTTGTAATGTACGGGTCTGAACTCGTTGGCAAGCACGTTAAGATTGACGTAGATGGAATTATGGCGCGAAAAGGGTGTTCAAAGAAGTTTGTAAAATTTCTAAAGAAAAATAAAAACACCATTTTCACTGTTGTTGATTCCGACATTAAAACTAAAATCACGGGAATTATTTATCAAGTGCAATTTCAAGACACTGGCGAAGTCCCAATTTGGCTATTCTATGAAGGCGATTTGGTTGAGGTGGAAGAATGACTGACAAAGCGGTTATAATTATAAACGGCTATCCTCGGTCTGGAAAAGATACGTTTGTTTCGTATTGTGCAGAGTGCAATACCGCAAAAGTCAATAAGATACGAGTTAATAATCTTTCTACGATTGACTTTATAAAGAACATCGCGGAGCAATTAGGGTGGAATGGAGAAAAAAATCCTAAAAGCCGAAAGTTTCTGTCTGATTTGAAGAAGTTGTCTGCCGATTTTAATGACTTTCCTTGCCAACATACAGTAGACTCTATTGTTAGTTGTGATGATTACGAACGTTCAGAGGGCTTGGATGATTCGCCAAATTGGTGGTTTATAAATTGTAGGGAGCCAGAAGAAATTGGAAAGCTTGTCGATGATTTTACGGCTCTTTGCTATCCCGTAAAAACTGTGTTTATAGAACGAAACGACCATGAAACACCAAATTGCGATAGTGACAGCAGGGTAAAAGAATTTGGCTACAATTATATTATTGAAAACAACAAAGATTTGTATACGTTGAAAGATAGCGCAGAAACATTTATGGAAAATATGCTTGAAGATGTTAGAAAATTTTACAGAAGTGAGGATATTGAAAGTGAAAGGGATTAAATTTGAAAAGGTTCCGTTTGAACAGTTTTACAATGATTTGAAAAGATGTTTTCCAGACACAGAGTTTAATAGCGAAGAAGTGAAAGTTGTTTACGACAGTATTGAATTACCGAAACGCTCCACGGTTGGCTCTGCTGGGTATGATTTCCACACTCCGATTGGCTTTGAACTTAGCGGGAGCGCGAGTATCAGTTTTCCTACGGGAATCAGATGTAAAATGCCAGATGATGTAGTGCTAATGCTTTATCCTCGTTCTGGTCTTGGAACTAAATATAGCATGAGATTGGCAAACACTACGGGAGTGATTGATTCATCGTATTATGGTGCTGACAACTACGGTCATATCATGGCAACGATTGAAATTCCCAAAGGAAATATGAAAATTTGCACTGGTGATAGATTCATGCAAGGCGTTTTTGTAAATTATCTTACAACGGAAGATGATGAAGTGACTGAAAAGCGTACTGGTGGTTTTGGAAGTACGGGGGCGTAATATGAATCAAATCACGCAAGAACAGGTGGATAAAATTTATGATGAGGCAATCAAACAAACGTTTGATGTGTTTGGAAAATGCCTTATCATGGCTTGCAAATTGAGCAATGGCTTTGTAATTGTTGAATCTTCTGCTTGTGTTGACCCTCAAAATTTTTCTTTTGATATTGGGAGAAAGATTTGCGAAGAACGCATTAAAAATAAAATCTGGGAACTTGAAGGGTACGCTTTGCAGAAGTTTGGAGAAAGCAATAATGCGGAAAAAGCTCCTGATATTCCAATGACGGAAGGACAGAAAAAAATGTCTGAGGAACTTGCCGAGTATTTTGGGAAAGCGATAGAAAAATACGCGAATGACAAAGGTATGGCTATTAGTGATGTCGAAGAAGTTTTTAAGACCATCGGAGAATGAAAATGTCTAAAAAATTATATATTAGTGATTTGCATTTTGGTCACGAAAATATTATAAAATTCGATGGTAGACCATTCAAAAATGTAGAGGAAATGGAAGACGCTCTCGTAGAACGATGGAACTCTGTTGTTGGCAATGGCGATACGGTTTATATCTTAGGAGATTTTTGCTGGTCTGCTAAAACATCAGAGTGGGTTAGACTATGTAATAGATTAAAGGGTTCCAAACAACTTATACTCGGAAATCACGATGTGCCACGTTTAAGAGAAGAAGCAAGAAATAAATTCACCGATATTAAGGATTTCAAAGAAATCATGGATGGAAGCAGAACAGTAATTATGTCTCATTATCCGATGCCATTTTATCGTCATGATTATTCCAAAAATGTGTATATGATGTACGGCCACGTTCATTGCACAAAAGAAGATGACGCAATAAACTCAATCAAAGAAAGTCTTTGGCGAGTTTATGACGAGTCAAAAGTATGTAACCGAGGCAACCTAATTAACGTTGGTTGTATGAAATATTATATGGACTATACTCCAAGAACATTGGATTATCTAATTAAAGTTTTGGAAAAGGAAAGGAAAACCTATCTTGAAGCTATTGGGGAATAATTGGGATGATTTTCTGCAACCTGAAAGTCAAAAGCCGTATTATCAAGGATTAAAAAACTTTGTAACAACAGAATATAAAACAACAACAGTGTATCCAGCAGCCAACAATGTATTTAAGGCTTTTGAACTTACTCCACCTGAATGTATTAAGGTTGTTATTGTCGGGCAAGATGCTTATATCAACGAAAATCAAGCAACTGGATTAGCTTTTGCTGTTCCGAATTGGGTTCCAGCACCTCCTTCCCTTAGAAATATCAGGAAGGAACTCGACAGCGAGAATGTATACCGTGAAAAATGGTCGGACGATTTGGTAAATTGGGCTAAAAATGGTGTGTTCCTTCTAAATAGAACTCTTACCGTTAGAGCAGGGCAAAGTTTATCGCATTATGGTCATG